CAAAATATGAGTACGCAAGTAGCGCGTTTAATGAATGTACCTGCATATTACATAAGCGCAGATATGAACAACAGCCTTACGTATTCTAACGTGCAAGATGAGCGTAGGCAGTTTGTTTCTCTATCTCTAGCGCCCTACTTGCATGCCATTGAAGGCCGACTAAGCATGAATGACATTACAGCATCAACTAACATTGTTAAGTTTGATGTAGAGGATGCTTTCCTAGCAGTAAATGCAATTGAAAGATTAACTGTAATTGAGAAACTGTTATCACTTGGTTTAATTACAGTAGAACAAGCCATGGAAATGGAAAACCTATCACCGAATGGAAACGAAAATGCACCTAACATTTACTAGCGATTTAGAATGCTCAATTAGTGAGCGCACCATCTCTGGCAAAATTGTGCCGTTTGATGGTGAGATTGGGCAGACATCTGCTGGCAAGGTTGTATTTGAAAAAGGATCTATTGAGATTCCAGATAGCCCTAAGCCAAAACTTTTGCTTGAGCATGATGCAAAGAAGCCAATTGGCCGCATGGTGTCTTACAGAGAAGATGAAGATGGCATGTATGCTACATTTAAAATTAGCAACACGACACGCGGAACAGATGCACTAATTGAAGCATCTGAGCAATTACGTAGCGGCCTATCAGTTGGCGTTGAAGTCATTGATGGCAAGCGCGAAAATGGCGTATATCGTGTACTAAAAAGCAAGATGGAAGAAACAAGTCTTGTTCAAGCTGCTGCGTTTAAGAGCGCGGAAGTTTTGAGCGTTGCTGCATCTGAAGATGATGCTGCAAAAGAAATAACAACCCAAAACGAAAGCGAGGCCGTTGTGGAAGACACAACAAACGCCGTAGCCGTTGCGCCTGAGGTTGAAGCCCCTGCGGTGGAAGCTTCGCGCCCAACAGTTACAGCACCAATTTATGCCAAGCCACGTTTAGAGTTTACCAAGGCTAAGTACCTTGAAAACACTCTACGTGCAAAGTTCCTTGGCGATGAAGATGCAGCGATGTATGTTCGCGCTGCCGACAACGAAACAACAACAGCACCCGGAATGATTCCTACCCGCCAGCTAACAACTTTAATCAATCCCCTATCAAATGCTGACAGGCCAATGATTGATTCCATTAGTCGTGGTACATTGCCTGATGCAGGTATGGTTTTCCAGATTCCTAAAGTTACCGCTGTACCAACAGTAGATCAGATTGATGAGAATCAGCCAGTAACAGATTCACAACTAACTGCATCTTATATCAACGTTGATGTCAAGCCATTCAAAGGCCGCGCTATCACAACTGTGGAGCTCATTGACCGCAGCGATGCCCCGTTCTTTGACGAGCTTGTACGCCAACTTGAGTTTGCTTACGCAAAGGAAACTGACTACTACGTAACCGCTGAAATTGCAAACGATGGCGTTCTAAACGCAACAGCAACAAGCGAGGACAAGACAGGTCTTTTGACTTACATTGCAAACGCAGCTGGCGCAATCTACAAGGGAACACTTGGCTTTGCTCGTAACATTGTAGTATCACCTGAGCAATGGTCAAAGATTATGTCCTATGAAGATGGTGGCCGCCCAATTTACATTGCATCAAATCCACAAAACAATGGTGGCGTTCTTTCACCAGATTCAGTTTCAGGAACAGTTGCAGGCTTAACCCTTCGTGTCAACCGCCAAATCTCTGGAACTGGTGCAACCGGTCTAGGCGATTATTCAATGGTAGTTGTCAACCCAGATTCATATCAATGGTTTGAATCACCACGCTTCCAGCTTCGCACAAACGTAAACAGCGATGGAACAATTGACTTGCTGTACTACGGATATGGTGCATTAGCTACCAAGGTTGGCGCTGGTGCAAACTGGTTCAACAAGTCCTGATCTAACTAACTAGATCGTAGAGTTACCCCGGCGCACAGCCCTTGCGCCGGGGCTAACATTAGAAAGGAAAGACAATGCCTGCAACATACGTAACTGAAGCGGAACTGCGTTCTGCCCTTGGCATTGGTGCTTTATACAGCTCAGCAGTAGTGGAAGAATGCTGCCAAGCTGCTGAAGATATTGTAAAAAGTAAGTTATGGTTTAATACTCAATCTGTTTACGCATTAGAAGCCACAGGCACAACAGGGCGCATTTATATTTATGAAAACGTAGATCAATTTTTAGTTGGCGATACAATAACTGTTGAAAATGTACGTCAACATTTCAATGGCTCACACACAATTACTGCCGTGGGTAAAACTTGGCTAGAGTTTGTTAAAGCGCAGATTACGACACGCGAATACCATACAATTGCACCTTGGGGTCGTGTTTATGGCACACAATCAATAGACTACGCAACTTTAGCTGAAGTCAACTTAGCATCACTAATGGTCGCTGTTGACATTTGGCAGGCTCGCCAAGCTTCAAACGCTGGTGGTATTTCACCAGACTTTCAACCTTCGCCGTATCGCATGGGCAACACTTTAATGGCACGTGTTCGCGGTTTACTTGCGGATCACTTAGCGCCGGGCGGTCAAGTAGGATAATGTCAGCAATCTCTACCCTACGAGGAACAATCGCAGCCGCGCTAACTGACAATACGGCGTGGCAGGTGTTTTCCTTCCCACCTGCCACACCGCTTGCTAATAGCATCGTGGTGCAGCCTGATGATCCTTATATTGAGCCAAGCAACGACCATTACAAAACCATTAAGCCTAAGGTTAACTTTAAATTAATAGTGCTAACCCCTATGTTTGATAACCAAGGCAACCTAATTAACATTGAAGATTATTATCTAAATATCGTAAACAAGCTGGAAGCATCGTCAATTGTGTATTCCATTGGCACTTTCAGCGCACCGGCGGTCTTAACCGGAACAGCAGGCGATCTGCTATCCGGGGAAGTATCAATCAGCGTACTATCCGATTGGAGCTAAAACATGGCTGATATAGACAAAGAACGCGAGGCTTTTCTTGCCAAAATCGGCCAGGTTGAGCCAAGCGAAAAAGCACCAAAACCAACAACTAAGAAAGATGAGGAATAAGCTAACATGGCTGTATTTTTAAATAATACTGTTGGCCTGAAGATTAACGCTGTTGATCTAAGTGACCACGTAACTTCGGTTACTCTCAACTATGCTGCTGATGAACTTGAAGTCACAGCTATGGGAGATACCGCACATAAGTTTGTCAAGGGTCTAGAATCAGGCTCACTAACTGTTTCATTCCTAAATGACACAGCAACATCAAACGTACTACAGACACTAAATGCCGCATTCGGCACAACTGTTGCTGTAAAGATGGTACAAGCGAAAGTTCCAGTAGTATCGGCAACTAATCCGCTTTACACCTTTGATATTCTAGTCAACAACCTAACACCTATTAACGGCGCGGTTGGCGATATGGCAACACAGGATATTACTTTTACGCTAAACTCTGTAGTTACAAAAGCCGACACCGGCACGTTCTAATTTAACAAAGGGGCAAAAATGGCAAGAATAATAGTAACAAGGGCTGATGGAACTAAGAGCACACACTCAATAAGTCCATCTGTTGAATATGCATTTGAGCAGCAGTTTCGCAAAGGCTTTCACAAAGCTTTTCGTGAGGATGAAAAGCAAGAGCATATCTATTGGCTTGCATGGGAATGTCTACGCCGCGCAGATGCGCCTGATGTCAAACCTTTTGGCGCAGCGTTTCTAGATACTTTAGCTGCGGTAGATGTGGTGGCAGACGATTCCCCAAATGGCTAACGCGCGATTCCTTCACGTATAGGGTTGCTCAGTTGAGCATCCATACTGGAATTGCGCCTAGCGAGTTTATCAAGATGGACACAGACTTGCTAAAGGCTTTCTATGAAGTCCTAAAGCAACAGGCGAAAGAGCGAGAGAATGCCAATCGTAGTAGAAGGAATCGTAGGGCTTAGGAAAGCTTTGCGTAATTACGATACTAACCTGCTCAAAGAATTTGATACTAAAGTTAAAGCGGAACTTAAGCCGATTGTCAATGATGCTAGAAGCAAAGTGCCTACCTCAGCACCTGGCAATCTGTACAACTGGACAGACACAGGAAAAGAACGTAAAAGCCGAACAGGCCGAGCGCGAGCGTTTCCAAGTTACAATGCCAGCCTT